TATATTTATGGGATAAATATAAAAAATATTTTAATCCATACGAATATATCAATACGCCGTTCGACTCGTATACACCCGCGGTGTGCAGTTACAAGCCGTTGTCTCGCGCGTATTTTAAAATGATAGAAATTTTATATCATTATTCTTTTTATTTTCCCGATTCCATGGTGAGTTTTCATTTAGCCGAAGGTCCGGGCGGTTTCATAGAAGCTTTGTCCAATTATCGCAACAACGACAAAGACATCTATTACGGTATGACCTTAATTGCAGAAGATATTCCGAAATGGAAACACGGCGACATTTATTTGAAATTACATAAAAATATAATACTGGAATATGGAGAAGACAAAACAGGTAATTTATATTCTAAGAAAAATTTAGAATCTATATATTCGGCACACAAGCATAGTATCGATTTCGTTACAGGGGACGGTGGTATAGATTTCAGTAATGATTTTAATAAACAAGAAGAGAGTTCGCTGAATTTGATATTCGCCCAAATTGTGTTCGCCATGTGTATCCAAAAAAAAGGGGGGTCATTTGTATTAAAACTATTTGACACGTTTAGTTCATTGTCGGTGGAGTTATTATTTTTATTGAATTATTTATACGAAGATATTTACATCATCAAACCGCTCACCAGTCGCCCCGCCAATTCCGAAAAATACATTGTATGTATTCGGTTTCGGATGGTTCAAAATATTCACGAGATCATTGGTAAAATGATAGACCAATACGATGTAAGCACCCGAAATATAAGAAGCATTTTAAACATAAATATACCGTTGATTTTTATGGATAAGATGAAAGATATCAATTCGATTACGGGACAATGTCAAATCGAGTACATACAAAATATATTGTCGTATATGCTAGACCAAAACAAGAAAAATACAGACCATATCAAACGAACACATTTGATAAAGTGTATGAAAATATGTAAAAAATATAATTTACCTATTGACGAATCTTTAGTCGCATGACGTACATTTATTTTCTTTACTTTTTAAAAAATAGGGAGCGTTGCCGTGGAGTCCAAAATTGGCGCCACTTAAAAGATACGGGTCTCTAAAACTATTCGTATTTTTTGTAATGGCGTCGTTGCGGTGCTTTGCTGTATTTAACGACGCCGATACACCTCCTTGCGTTTTAAACGTCGTGTTGCTCGGCTTGTAGACCACGCAATCCGACCCATTGCTTGTATACGTATTTTCTTTTATATTTTCGCCTAAGGTAGAATTTTGAGTATAGGTTTTTTGTCTCGATTGTAAATAATGATGGGTAGACGCATAATATTTTTTATTTAAATTGGTCGTACCGGTTCGTCTGATCGAGTTTGTCCCGCCGACGCACGTATTCTCTATTTTTATACCGTCGCACACCGGGCTTTTGAACACCTCCGTTTTAAGACGACACGACTCGTCGTATCGTTTACGCCAATGTGATAGCGGTCTTGGTTTGCCGTATACATAACCCTCATGATAGACAGGTGCTGTATTTGTGGAAGTGACCTGATACGTATATACCAATGACATATATTAAAAAAAGAAAATATATATATATGATTCTCGAAATGATTTTAGTAGGTATACTTTTATATATATGTTTAAAATACAATGAAACGATGCAATGCGAAGACGTCGTGTTGAATGAGCCCCCCTTATCTAGTATTTATGATGTAAAGAATGGGAAAAATGAAGTCTTTGAAAAAGAAAGGAACCGCTATACAAAAGAGTTAAAGCAATACTTCAAAGAGGTTAAAACCTATTGTTTTGATAAATAATATAGACTATATACATGGACGAAATCTATTTATACGATGCTTCTGGTAACCGCTTAAAAAATAGCGAAAACGAATATATAAGTGCGAATAAATTATTTCCTAATTTAGAGACAAAAAGTATGAGCCAATGGATGAATAGTTTTACAGCTATAGACTATTGTGATAATTTGGACGATTTATCTTACAATAAAGACTATGTTTTAAAAGACGTATCCGAAGGATTTTCAGACCTCCCTATGGATTCTATTGAAAAATTATATCTTCTCTTATTTGCCATAGGTATAATTTTCTTAATCTTTAAATCTTTTTAAATTATGCCAGCTTGTTCCTTTATAGTGATATCTAATATCTCTTTTAGCTTTAAATCACGTATTACTGCTCTTATATAATTATTTTCAAATATTTCATTTTCTTTGATTGCGGTGAATAAAGCCGATATATCGGGTTCATATTGGGGATTGGATACATTATCTGAATTGACGGCACTGATCCCGTTGGCAACGAGTGGATTGTTTTTTTCGTCATTGGGGGCAACTTCAATGCCGACCGTGATTGCGCGCATTTTATGTTCGTCCATCATACTTCTTTTTATATTACAATTTATTCGCACGGCATCGTCTTTTACTTTGCCTAAATGAACATCCCCACAATCTACAAAGGACTTTACATCCGCCCACTCGGAATAATACGTCAAGCGTATAGGATCTGGAACCGTTTGATTTGAATTTTTTTTATTCGCCATTGCCTTTTCGTCAATAGAATCAAGTATTGTTTTTGCGTATTCTAAATCTATATTATTCAAACCGTTAATCAAATATTTTAAAGCCGTTTCAGCATCTTTAAATTCATAATTTATAAAGGATTCTAACTTATATTTGTATAAAATATCTATATCTTTTTTAGTTATAATGGGCGGAATGGGGTATACCTTTATATCTTTATAGGCTGAAAATTTATCAGGTGTATCTACAACTATGTGACCATTTTTTACGAAACATTGTTCTCCGGCTATAGACATGCATACGTCTCCTAGAAGGGAACGCATGTCAGTTTCTTTCCAATGTATATATATATTTCTCGCATATAAACTTTGTATTAAAAATATATTATCGAGAATATGAATTGAAAATATGAATTCGTCAAACACGGCTTTCATGACAGAAAAAAAATTAAAACAACTCATTTTATCGAGTAAACTTTTAAATAATTTTAAGGTCCCTTCGTTGGGTGTAGCGGAAATTGTACTAATTTTAATCCCTTCGTTGGGCGTAGTCATTTATATATAATTTTATTTTCTAACACGATTTAGAGTTGTATATACGCTATGGTTATCACTGCCACCAAAGGTTGTATCGTTGTAATTTAAGTTTACACTTTCAAGATGTTTGAATCTAGTATACATAGAAGAATCAGACACATACTTTTGATTGCCACCTTCCAGAGGGACTTCTAAGGGCGTGACGCCTAAGGTGGTTACATTACACGAGTCTTGGCTTAAACTTCCGCCTAATTTGGTTCGGTTTACATGGGTTCCGTTGACCTGATTTCCACCCCCACACGATTGATTTTGTCTCGATAAAACATCGCCCATATGAAACGAACGTCTAAAGGGTCCAGACGTAGATTTCCCGATCGTAGCGCCGGCGTTTGTTTTTACTTCGTTCGTTCTAAACGCCTTTCTTAATAATTTGCGCTTCATCGCAACTTCTGACCCCACCAGAGTGTTTTGAAATCCTGCTTCCGTTCGTTTGCCGTGTACAATTCCTCCTAAATAACTCATTATATATAGATAATATTATCTTAGGTCATAATTCTTGGAACAATATTCATCGTGATTAATTCTTGAAACAACAATTTACAGCTATACGGAATTTTAACGTAGGAAAAGTCTGTTCTATTTTCGCATACATTGCATAAATGTATGTGTTCTTTATCGTTGTAAATCGCGATCATACCGCATTTTTTACAGACGTTGACCGCGTATTTATCCGAGACATCGTAAATCCGTTCCTTTGTAAATTTGGAAGCGCCGTGAGAAATCATACAATCGCGTTCCATTTCACCGAATCTTAAACCGCCGTCACGGCTACGACCTTCTGCGGGTTGTCGTGTGAGATTTACCATAGGACCAATACAACGACTATGTTGTTTATCGTTTACCATATGCTTTAATCGCTGATAATATACAGGTCCGATGAATATAGACGTTTGAATTTGCTCGCCTGTTTTGCCGTCATACAATACTTCGTTGCCATGGGATTCATAATCGTGTTTTTTCAATTCTTTAAAGACTTCATCCATATCCATATCACCAAAACTGGTACCGTCTCCAAACAATCCTAATTTTAAGAGTAATTTTCCGATTAAGGTTTCTTTCAATTGGGCAATGGTCATTCTCGACGGAATGGCGTGAGGGTTAATGATGATGTCTGGACGAATCCCCTCTTTTGTATAGGGCATATCTTCTTCGTTGATGATATTGCCAATGGTGCCCTTTTGCCCGTGTCTACTGCTAAACTTATCGCCGATGTTGGGTTTACGGGTCGCGCGGATTCTTACTTTACAGAAGGTATATCCGTCGCCGTTTCTATCGATATAATTTTTGTCTACATAACATTCTTCTGTGGTTCTATAGGACTTACTTTGGTCTTCGTATTTGATTAATTTCGTATTATCGTTCTTATGTTCTTTTATAACGACTACTTTAGAAATAATGATGTCTTTGTCTTCAATCAGTTCGTTTTCGTCTACCACGCCGTGTTTATTGATTTTATCATAATTGCCGAACTTCATATTTCGTGTAATGTTTGGATTGGGTTTGATACGCAATTCTTCTTCACCGTTCATTTTTTTGTCCTCGTCTTTTTCGGTATGGTAAATGGTTGCGTGAAATAACCCGCGGTCTAAACTTCCGCGGTTGAACAACAAACTATCTTCTTGATTATATCCTCCATGCGTCATAATGGCGACGATCACCTGATTCCCACATGGTAACTCATTCAGTTTCATCATATTCATAACCCTAGTTTCGACCAGCGGACGCATCGTATAATTCAATACATACGCGGTTTTATCCATTCGTTTATGGAAGTTTGACACATAAATACCAATGGCTTGCTTCCCCATAGCACATTGGTATGTATTTCTAGGCGATTGATTGTGTTGAGGAAATGGAATACACGACGCCAGAACTCCGAAAATAGTACTTGGATGAATCTCGCAATGGGTGTAATTATAATTTTCTTTAAATTCTTTTGGTTTCATACAAATCATAGAATTATTTTGTTCTGCCGAATCGATATATTCGATAATGGATTCGGGTAGGATTAAAGGGAGAAGTAAATCACGCCAAGATAATTCGTTGGTTTTCAAACGCTGAAGGATGGATTTCGTCAATAAAATGTTATTTTCCTTTACTTTAAACAAAGGACGCACTAACCTGCCGCAGTCGTTGCATACAATGAGTTCTTTCACATTATAATTAAATACAATAGAACAATAAATATGTATCATACCATTATGTTTTTTTTGTTTTAAATCTTGAAATAGACCCATTGGATCGTGTGTAATTCCAACCCATCGTCCGTTCACAAAAACCTTTACTTTGTCGTAAAAGGTTTCTGTGTCATAATGGTCTAAGGGCAATACATAAGGCTTAATATAATCGTATATTGGACCGCTGTCAGAATACGTAGAGACGTTTGTCATATAACTAATATTTTTCACCACACCCACGGATTGCCCTTCCGGTGTTTCAGCTGGACACAAAAACCCCCATGTGGAGCCGTGTAATTTTCGTGGCTCTACTAATTTTCCGCTTTTATCGATGGGTGTATTTACACGCCGTAAATGGCTTAAGGTAGACAAATAGGTCAGTCGGTTTAGAACTTGGGCTACACCGACCTTGTTGGTATTCATACTTTTAATTCCAAAATCACCGGTAGACAACGCACGCTTTAGTCCATTTTCGATGGTGGTCGTTTTGACTATTTTATAAATGTTGGTCAAGGTAATGATATTGGAATAATCTTCGCTGGATTTCCAAGACCCGTTATTAATTTCACGAATGACCTGTTTCTGTATATCTTTCACCACTTTATTGAAATAGTTTCTAAACAAGTTATTCAATAGGGTTCCGGTCAATTCAACCCTTTTATTTTCATACGAATCTCGGTCCGTCGCCTTGTCTACACCGCTATAGGCTAGAATTAATTTTTTAGTCATAAACCCTAACAAATAAATCTTTTCTTCAACCGTTTTACAATGTGGGAATAAATCGTTCGTCAATACATCTTTCGCAAATTCAGTCTTTCTTCGGTGACCTTCTTCTTTATCCATATTGATGGGGGTATAAATCACGTTTGATATAATGTATTGTAACGCGTCTTCGTATTGGTTGTATTCGGACCCTTCGTAAATAGACGCTTTCAAATACTCCAACAAGACATTTTCTTTGTCTATATTCAAAAGAATGATGTTACATATTTTTTTATCGCTTTCAATACCCAATGCCCGAAATAATACAAACAATGGGATCGGTTTTTTTAATCGTGGCAATTGAACCAAAATATCGTGACCGTAGGCGGATAATTTGGAATTCAACATCATATAGATTTGTTTAGGAGAAATACACTTCCAGTCTGGAACAGAACGAAACTCCGCCGTCCAAAGCCATTTATTAGACGCCTTTTGTTTAAAACAAAATACTTTATTGTCCGCCGTTTTCTCTTGTCCCAAGCAAGTCTTTTCAGAGCCGTTAATAATGAAATACCCGCCTGGATCCATTTTACACTCGTCGATGTGGTCGGGGTTAATATGCGGATATTGTTTTAAGACACATATACAAGAATTCAGCATAATAGGGATTTTACCAAATTGAATTTTAGACAAGTGGATATGTTTATGTTCTTCGTTTTCTAGGTTTGCTCCTTTACGAATGGTATATTTAATATTCATATCTAGCGTAAAATTGGACGAATACGTAAAACTTCTAAGTCTGGCGTCACTCGGAAACATTAATTTAGACGACCCGTTGTTTTCGTGAATTTCGGGGCGATAAATAGACAAATTGACAAAATTTACTTCTACTTCTAATCTATATTTTTTAGAGTCCGGCAAATAATCGTGCGGCGATTTAATGATAAGCGGATTAAACATTTCAATGGTTTTAATCAATTGGTTTTGAACAAAATCATTATAAGAGTCTACTTGGTGTTTTACCAATTGATGTAAATGGGTGTTTTTGAAATAAGATTCAATCACATTCCAACTGTCTGATTCCGTATAAGAATCCATAGTTATTACTAGACGATAGTATTTAATTCAATTTTAGTATAAATAGGTATATTTTTATACTTTATTTTTATATGAGTATTCGTAGCATTGTGGTTAAACCATGTGATATGACTATAAAAACAAAGAAAATGAAGCCTGAGCCCGTTCACATAAATACGTCCACGATACGAAAACTATTGCTTGAAAAAATAAAACAACATAAGAAAACTCAAAAAGCGGTGGATTTAAATAAAGATAGTTATGATTCTAAACGCGAACCTTCTTATAGTAACCTAAAAGGAGGTATAAAACCGACCTTCCGAGAATGGAAACAGACTTTGTCTACACCCGTCGAAGAGATCCACGAGTTTGTCCCCGTCTTGTCTCCACCTGTGCCCCATGCGCCCACCGTGTTGTCTCCACCTGTGCCCACCGTATTACCCGTCTTTCCGACCCCGTGTATTCAAACAACCTTTCAATTGGGTAAACATAAGAAAAATAAAACCATTAGTATACTCATCAAGGGGCATAAATCCCGCAGACAAATAGACGATTTAAAAGGCGACTTTAAAAAAACAAAAATAAATACTATAAAAAATGTTCTAAAAAATAAAAATCTCATTAAGTTTGGTACGACCGCACCCAGCGGATTGTTGAGAGAAATATACGAGTCCGCTCACTTATGTGGAGACATTTATAATAAAAATGCAAATACATTATTACACAATTTTAATATAAATAAGGAAAACATACTTGAATAATGGAACCCTATTCAGAAATAAAGATTCATAAAGGAGATCAATGTTATAAATTATCGTGTAAAATACGCAACACTCAACTCACCCATTTAAAGTGGCTTGGATTTGTAGATGAATTAAGCACTGCCCTCATCCAATTAGGAAAAGACCCAAACGTCCATAAATTTTATATGTTTTTCGATTTAACACATTTAAATCCTATGATGAACAATAGTTATTACACGGATATATTTAATATTTTCAAAGAGAACCATCCTTTATTTATAGATAAATTATTAGGCACATTTGTCTATATTGATAACCACGGTATACATCTGGCGATGAAAATATTCGTGAAATTATATACCCCTATAAAGCCATTGTTTCTTTTAAATACACGCGACATAGACCCCGTCGTTGTAGACAATCTCTTACGCGGCAAAACGAGTCCCGGAGAATTTAAGATTTAAGGACTTTCCGAGTCTTAGGATGATATTTTAAAAACCATTTTCTGTATTCCAGACTTTTCTTATTTTTTTTGTATTTTAAGTATTTTTCGTCGCGTTCTTTACGTATATCTTCTATCATAGTTTGTTTCCCAACGCATTGTATATAAAATCTCCGCAATACATTGGTCTTATTATGGCTGTGTATATTTTCTAGCAAATAACAATACGACAATATATTGTCATTGTTAATACTACTTTCATTTAAATACTCAATTGCATAATATATACCTAAAATCGTATCAATGCTTGCGATTGAAAACACATCATCTTTTCTTTTTATGGTATTATACGATTGACACGAATTTGTAGTAAAAATATATAGTAAAGATTGACCATTTATTTCGATTTCATAGAAAGAATTAATAAATTTATAGTTTTTGGTATGCTCTATGACCTGATAGGTTATATTGAGTTTTTTTAGTTCTGCCAAAATAACGAGGTGGTCGTGTGCCAATATATATATTTGTTTTATGTCTTTGCCGTCGATTGCCTTTTTGTATTGGGTGGGGAAATAATCCTTGTAAAAAGAAAGACCAAAGTCGCCAAACAATACATACTTATGTCTCACGCACATCTGTATGAGTTTATTGTAAATGGTCTTATTTTCTATACTGGATATCATGTTGTTTTGGGTCAAATCCACGTCGTAATAAAAAGGATGCGCTTCGTTCAATAGGGTAAGGCGTTCGTATATTTTACTCCATCGGGTTACATCGCCATAGGGGCGAGACAATTCTTGGTAGATGCTCATACGTAAATACGTGGGTGGGGAATATAAAATATTTTTGATAAGAATCGATTTGTTTTGAATAATATTAAATACAGGTTCGTACAAGTGGGTAATATCGGCGATGGGGACAAAATTGACAAATACTTTGTAGGTTCCATAAAACACAGCGCTTTTGGCTTCCACGTTTGGAAACCCTAAATTCGCATAAATAGACGCCAACTCTTTCGCGTGTTCCATCGCATTGGGCGAAAAAATATCATAATCAGGTATGTCTAGCCTCTGATTGTATATTTTTTTTGATTTAGGCAAAATCGTGTTGATGGCGATCCCTCCATAACACACCAATCCATTTTTCTGAATAAAGTCTTGTAATATATGTATCATTGTATCGTTTAAATATTGTTTTTTTTGTTTCTTTTGTATATTTTCATTATTCACGATGGCTTTTTCCAATAGAGGCAAATACGACATATATATTAGTCCATATTATAAACCTGTTTAAATGAAACCCCATTGAAATCATTCAAATATTTAGTGAGGTGTATGTCTTTTTTTTGAAAATTCATAAAAATAAAATTAAACTTATTGCGTTGACCTTTGTCCATATAATCGTAATTGTTAGAGTAGGCAGATTTATTGGGGTACAATAAAGATAGTTCTACACCCGCCTGCAAAGAGGCTTCGTTCGCGTATAAAGAATGATATTTGAATCCGTCGCCGAATGTGATTAATGCCAATGAACTCAAACGGGTGGAAGAAAAAGAGTCGCGCATTTGGGGCGACGCATTTAAATCGACCATAATAATGATTTTATGTTTCAATTCATCCAACGTATGCATATTCAAATCCTTGTTTATGGCTTCGTGTAATAGCATCTGGGTTCTCCCCGTAAAGGTTTCTATCAGTGTGTTTGCCATTTTATCGTATAGGGCTCTGTTGTTGCTATTTATTCTTAAATTTATAAACAGGACTTCGTTGTTATTGGGAGACATCGTTGTATTCAAAAACGTATTGTTTATATGCTTTAAGGTTTCAGAAAAGCCTAAGTAATTATATAGCTCTTTATATTCGTTTTGATTTACCGTCGACGCGGATACGACAGGTTCGCCGTTTAATGAAAATATTTGTAAATCCAATACGCGTGCGCCTGCCCGATAACAATGTTTTAAAGCACACAACGAGACATAATCGTTTTTCATTCCGCCTATACAGCAACAATTGAACGCTGATTTAAAGATAAGGTCCTTTATCAATACACCGGACAAATCGGGCGGGGTTAAAGAGGAATATTCCAGAGAGTCTATGACGGCACATTTATAATGCTCCGAACTTACATTGACGTATATGTATAAGAGTACTACCGCCAAGAAGCCCATAAATAATAATATATATTGCTCCATATGTAATATAAATATATAATTAAATTATAAGTAATGCCGGGAGGATTATTGAATATTATTGCTTATGGAAATCAAAATATAATATTAAATGGAAACCCGACCAAAACCTTTTTTAAAAGTGTTTATGCGAAATATACAAATTTTGGATTACAAAAATATAGGATAGATTTCAATGGCGAGAGGATCTTACACTTGAATGAATCGTCTAAATTTACATTTAAAATACCTAGATATGCCGAATTAATTATGAATACGTATTTGGTGGTGACGTTGCCGAATATATGGAGCCCGTTTTACGAACAGAACGGGTCGAATCATCCCTATGAATTTAAATGGATTGAACACCTAGGTTCTTTGATGATTGACCAAGTGACTATGTCTTCGGGTGGACAGATTCTTCAACAATTTAGCGGGGATTATATTAAAAATAGAATCGAACGGAACGAGTCGTTTTATAAGAAAAGTCAATTTTACAAAATGACCGGACACGTCCCCGAATTAAATGACCCCGCTTATTACCGTAATGGATATTATCCCAACACAAAAACAAATAACCCAGACGAGCCACCCGAACCCTCCATTTATGGGCGTAAATTGTATATACCTTTGCCTTTTTGGTTTTCAAATTCGAGTAAAATGGCGTTTCCATTGGTTTGTCTCCAATACAATGAATTGATTATTGATATTACGATAAAGCCCATTCGTGATTTATGTACAATATACCATGTGACCCAATCTCCGGACGAAAGAATCCGACCTGATTTTGGAAGCACCGCCTATCAAATGCATCGTTTCTTACAAGTACCGCCAAGCGACAACGTCTATACCAATCTTGTAAATCAATGGGCAAGCGACGTCCATATTATGGCGACATATGCCTTTTTATCTGAAGAAGAAACAAAGGTGTTTGCAGCAAACGAACAGACACATTTATTCTTAGATGTAAAAGAAACCCAATATAAACATATTGTCGGCACACGCCGAATAAAAATAGAGACCAATAACTTGGTGTCCAATTGGTTTTGGTTCTTACGCAGGACGGACGCTTATGAACGAAACGAATGGAGCAATTATACCAATTGGAAATATAGAGACAAACCGAATATAGATTTATCTTTTCAAGATCTACCCCGCGATGGCATTACAGAATCGTTTCCGATTACACAATACCCCACGACCAACAATGTAAAGCATATATTACAACAAGTCTCTATATTACTAGACGGTAAATATAGAGAAAACGAGTTCGCGTCGGATATTTATAGATATTTGGAAAAATATGAATCGTGTTTAGGGGACTCCGACGATGGATTATATAGTTATAGTTTTGCTTTAAATACAAATCCATACGACATACAGCCTTCGGGTGCGATGAATTTAGGCAAATTCAAAGATGTGGTCATGGATATTTTAACATTGACGCCGGATATAGATGAAACACAACAAGTCAGTTCTATATGCGACGACGAAGGAAATGTAATAGGCTATATTGACACAGACCCTACTAAAATATATAAATATTCATTTGATTTGACACTATTCGAAGAAAGATATAATGTCATACGTTTTATGTCTGGAAATGTGGCACTGGTGTACTCTCGTTAACGCACGGATAAGTATTCGACGCATAATTTGAAATATCGTAAGAATTGGCTCTTGTAAACATCGTTTCCTTCGTACGCAAATATAAAATAAACACCAACAAAATCACCAGCATAAGATTCATATTATAATAATAATATATTATAATATGAACGATACAGATAAATACCTCTTCCTTATAGGGGTCGTATTCAAAGAACTTATGTTTTTAATTCTTATAACCGCGATTATTATTATTTATTGTTCCTTAGATACGAAAGAGAACGAAACTATATCCAAGGATCGAAAAGAAGTGGCAGGATCGGCAGAAGGAGCGAAAGAATCGTCAGAAGCATCGCAAGAAGCGACAAAATACGAAAGTCTATTTGATCTTCTGATTAAAGCCGCCGAGCAATTTTTGCAATTATTGAAAGTGCCGACTATACCCGGCTTTACGTTCTATATAGTCTTTATATTCTATTATATTGTCTCTATTGTCATTGGATATTTATACAACCCACCACCAAGGGGTTCTCGTAAAGATAAAATAAAGGATTGGTGGACATTTATGGGCAATGAAACTATATATAGAATGTTTATTATTTTCGTTGGTCCTTTAGCTATCTTTGTCTCGTTAGGCATACTATATATGTTGGCAATTGTGGGTCAGAATAGTGTACCTAAATTACTTCAATCTATCAGAAACTTAACCACTTTAAAGAAAATTATGGCTGCGATAGTTTGCGTTTTATTTATTTACTTTTTGATAGAAATTATCGTGAATGTTACTTCAAAAAGACCTATTTTTAAACGCGGAAGTCTTGAAACGAATATTCTTCGGGGGGCTACCTTGTATACGACTATAGGTATTATGGCAGGATTAACTTTCTTATTATTATTTTTTACACCTTTTAGTAAGGTGAATATTAATTATTTAAATGAACAATGGAAGGAAATAAAACCGAATATATTTTTTTTATGGTTTTTATGCTTGTGTGTAGCCCTGATTGTCCATATTTCCTTTTTATTTGATATCAGCTATGTCATTGCTGCGATCGTTTTTATGTTGTTTTTTTCATATTTGTCTAAATAAGACCTAAAAAGAATTAAGAATGGATACTAATGGGTAAGAAAAAGGCAAAAACAATTAAACCGCGCGTAAGTTTATGCACCCCTACATTCAATCGTCGCCCTTTCATCGCGCAAATGGTGGACAACATTATGAAACAAGATTACCCCAAAGAATCTATGGAATGGATTATTGTAGATGATGGCACCGATCCCATTGGCGATTTAGTGAAACATATTCCGTTTGTAAAGTATATTTATTCAGAAGAAAGAATGTCATTAGGTAAGAAACGCAATTTTATGCATCAACAATGTACGTTCACCGACGACAACGATATAGTGGTGTATATAGACGACGATGATTATTATCCACCGTGTCGGGTAAGTCACGCCGTAGAGACTTTAATGAAATCGCCTGCGTTGTGTGCGGGTGCGAGTGAGATTTATTTATGGTTCAATGGAATCAATAAAATGTATAAATTCGGACCCTATGGACCTCGACACGGGACCGCCGGTACGTTCGCGTTCAAGCGTGTGTTGTTAAAAGACACCCAATACGAAGACAGCGCGGTTTTAGCCGAGGAAAAATCTTTTCTAAAAAACTACACCGTTCCATTCGTTCAGTTAAACCCCTTGAAAACCATTTTGGTTATTTCGCACGAACAAAATACGTTTGATAAAAGGCGTCTCATTGATACAAAAAGCCCCGTATGTAATGATTCGACTTTATTACCCAATACATTTATCAAAGACCCAAGCACATTGCTTTTTTATACCGAAACCATCGGCACAGCCTTAAAAACCTACTCGCCTGGCGAGGTCACCAATAAACCCGACGTACTAGCCGAAATCAAACGCCGAGACAACGAACGAAAGACCCAACAAGTCATCTTAACGCAACCGGACGGCACCAAACGCCCGTTACAATTGAACGAAATTATCGAAGTATTGAAAATAAAAACAAACGAAAACAATGTATTAAAAGAAAAAATAGCCGCCTTACAAGAGACCTTACAGCAATTCAAACTCTTAGCCAATAAAATCTAAATATTTATTCAAACGATTGTATTCCGTGGGGGTCAGTTGGTCGATGTCTCCCAATTGTTTTTTTGAAATATTAAAACGATTACAAATATCTAGGATAAACTTTTGATTGTTATATTCGTTGCTATATTTGGTCAATACTTTGGTAAACCTATATTCTTCTTTTTGGTGGGCAATGGCGACGGAACTTTCGATGTAGACATAATAATTATGAAGCATTTTTAAATAATAGGTCATTTCATTGTATATCCATAATTGTTTTTGAAAACTAATGCGGTCGTAATAATCGCCCGCGCAATAATTATCTAAAAACTTCAAATAAAACTCCATATCGTTGGTCGTAAGATGGTTTATAATATTTTCGTGAAACATCAAACACTGCGTTGCTTTTTCATTTTCAACCATACAATTGAGTCCAATTTTTTGTTCTATGACATTTTTTATGTTGATTTGTATATTTTTTTCGTAATTGGATTGATCGTCTTTTAAATGTATTTTGTTACATAACTTCAACAATTCTTTCACTTTTTTATCGTATAGATTGATACCTATAAAAATAAATTTGAATTGTTTTGTCTCCTTTTTTTTATATAATTTCATTTGTTTGATTAATTCATTTAGTATTTTTTTTTCGCTATTATTTAAAATATCTATGTCATCTATCACGACCACGTTTTGTTTTACCTTTTTATGCATAAGCGTTAAAATAGAACCATGTGTATTTTTATAGATATCATTCATCGTAGAAATGTGTTGTATAGATAAATAATGTACATCGTAATCCCCTTGGTTCAAATAGTCCGTAACCATTCGGGTCTTTCCAATACCCGACCTACCTAAAACATAGATATCCTTTTTATCCAACATAAATTCGGCGAATATTTCCATTGTCATTCTATGGTGTATGTGTTTATATACATACGTCGTTATTTGTAATACCATCCCACGATACTTTACAGTCTATCGCCCATTTTTTTTTGTCGCAAGAGGAATCGTCGCTTGTAAATAAGACGCGTTTACAATCGTCGTCGGAAGAATTTGGACCTATCTCGTATTTGTCGTAACAAAATCCATAACTATTTTTTTGATAATAATCGGGGCACGGGTTTGTATGAGGCGGATACAAATACGTTTTTTTACTGGTTCGCAATATATTTGCCACAATACCCAATGTAAATAGTAAAATAAGAATCATAGACATAAATATTATTTTAGTTTGTTCCATTATATTAAAATAATATTATATATTAATGTCTGGCAGGGTAAACATAGAAGGAGGTACGCCATTGTTTTTACAAGACCAGGTTCTGGTAGACGATAAAACGAGTTATTTTAATGCGACGAAATATATGTTTCAACCGAGTCACTTGACCAACCGCTATTTTAGCGGGCATAATATTCACCAAGTCCATGAAGCCATAAAAAAAAAGGTGTATAATTTATCCGATAGAAAATATGTAATCGATAACCAAAATACAGATGTATTGAAAGTCATTATGCGGAGTATATTTTTACAGTTTTCGAATTTTCAGTTTGAAAACATAGAAGGACAAGTGTCGGAAATAAACGAACGCGTGATAGACTACGCGTCACAACAAATACTGGGAGAAATTACGGGATATTTAAAATATAAAACAGACGCGTCTACTATGCATACATTGATGGAACGTCCTGTTTATCTACACAACGATAATACAATCGAACTAAAGCATTTCTTTTAAATCACACAATTCCTTTTTCCAAAGGTCTATGTTACTATTCTTAGATAACTCATTATATACGTCTTGTTTCTTTTTAAATTGTTCATTTAACGCGTCTACATTTTCTTTACATACGCTGTCCATTGGCATTTTAATCAAATAATGGTAAGAATCATTGAACGTATCATACTTTTTATCGCGTAATAATTCAACGATGTGTTCGTAGGATTTTTTCCGTAAATCTAACGTATCGGCTAACAATTCGTTGATATATCTACACTTCTGATTTAAAATATTCATTTCTTCGGTTAAAACTTTGACATAGTGTACCTTTCTTTTTTCGTAATAGTCTAACCGAACCTCAATAAAGTCGTCGCAAATTTCATGTACTTCGTTATAGTGTCTTAACTTATCGCAAGAGTCGAATAAATTCATATTATTAATCGATAAGGTGGTCGTAAGTTTGAATGTTTTTAAAATACTCTCTTCGTCCATGGGCTCTTTTAGAGTTAATTTAAAATAAATCACCGCGTCCGTCGATTGGTCGCTATAGTCTTTTAATATATTCTCGGCTACGCATTTTTCTAGATGTATAATATAGTCTTCGTTCCAAACGCCAATGGGTAATTCTGTAATAAGGACCGTCTTGTTTTGGATCGTATACTTGCCCTTTGTAATGAAACGACGGCTGTCGTCTTTGGATATAGAGCCCGTAAATCCTTTATAATAGGGCACAAAATCGTGCGTATGCCCTTTGTCGTCCAGTTTTTTTAAAATATAATCGACTAGGTCCATTGGACGAAAACATGGAATGTCAGTACTAAATCCAGTGCCGATGCCTTTGGTTCCGTTTACCAGAATCATAGGAATAATAGGCGCGTAAAAGGCGGGTTCTACGGGGGTTCCGTCGTCGTTCAGATAATTTAAAATAACATCATCTTCTTTTTTAAAGATCATTCGGGTGATTTTATTCAATTGGGTAAAGATATACCGTTCAGATGCGCTATCTTTACCCCCCTGTAGACGCGTACCGAATTGTCCGTTCGGGTTTAAAATAGGAATGTTGTTAGACCCCACAAAATTTTGAGCCATATTTACAATCGCCCCATTGAGACTGCTCTCGCCGTGATGATACCCCGAATGTTCGGAAACATACCCGCTGAACTGAGCCACCTTAATTTCGCTGACTAAGTTTTTTTTAAACGCACTATATAAAATCTTGCGCTGAGAGACTTTTAATCCGTCCATCAAATTCGGGATAGAACGGTCGCAATCGTATTTTGAAAAATGGATCATCTCTTTGTCTACAAAATCGCAAAGGCTAATCGAGGTCGACGAGGTGTCTAATATATCGTCTCGGTTGTATTTAGACAACCATTCTTTTCTATATTCCGATTTTTTTTTATTGAACACCATATCTATTTTTTCCGTATCTTGATCGCCCAATAAGATATCCATAGTCTTTTTGTCTTTGAAATATTCTTTGAATTCTTTGCTTGTACTGGTCCCCAATCCTTTATAATATTTAATCGCCCACCCTTTGCCGTTGTTATTCTCCGTTTTCCATAAAGCGTATTCTTGTTCGTTGTAAAATTGTGTTTTATGGCTTCCTTTGGTCGCTTTTAAAATAGGGGTATTCATAAATCCTAGAAATCCGCGGATGCTTAATAAAGACGGCCACAAACATTCAAATAAATTAATACACAACCCCTTGATATGACTTCCGTCTAAATCTTGGTCTGTCATAAATAAGATTTTATTGTATCTTAGCTCGTCGGTGTTCTTATATTTCTTATTGGATTCTAGTCCCATGATTTTCTTTATTTCAATGATTTCCTTGTTTTCATTGATTTTTTTGGTCGCTTCCCCACGCACGTTCAACAACTTGCCTTTCATTGGATACACCCCAATAATATTACGATCGCTTGGACTAAGCCCGGATAAAATACCCGCTTTTGCCGAATCTCCTTCGCATAAAATTAATGTACACTGAGCGGAGTCCTTGGTCCCCGCATAGTTTGCGTCTACTAATTTGGGTATGCCGCGGATGGTTTTCTGCTTGTTGCCGTCCGTTTTTTTAGAATTATTCTTTTCTTTTATTTTGCTTAATTCACACGATTGCTCCATAATCCCTAGCTTTGCCAATTTTTCTATGAATTTATCGCTGACGACACACGAAGACCCGAACTTACCAGGCGGTGTGTTTAGATAATCCTTGGTTTGGCTGTCGAACGACGGATTCACAATCGTGCAATTCAAAAATATATACATTTGTTCTTTTAAAATAGACGGTTTGATTTCTATCTTTTTCTTTTTTTCAATATACGCAATTAATTTTTTGATGATTTGTTGCGTGATATAATCCACGTGTTTACCGCCTTTTCCTGTGAAAATACCATTCACAAAAGACACTTGTTTGAATTCTTCGCTTAAACAAACGCTATAACTCCATCGCTCGTTAGGCGATTCGCCAATTTTATCGCAATCGTTGTATAATTCTATGTAATGGTTAAAATTCTTAATATCTAACACACTATGGTTTAATTTTACTTTCACGTCTTTTGTGGTAATACCGGCAATATCATATACACGACGATGGAACAGCGATAACATGTCCGCGGTCAATCCATTCAAGCCGAGACGCTTGTAATCTGGTTTAAACTTTACGATGGTATAAGGTTGTTTAGAACATTTGGTGATGCTTGGGGGGTGGATAATATCTAAATTTTGCTCGAAGGTCTGTGTATATTTTAATTTTCTTACGTGATCCACCGTTTCAATCATACCGTAGGTCGACCAAATCAATACCAGCTTAAACCCAAATCCGTTTTTACCGCCTGTAATCTTTTCTTCGTCTTTGTTGTAATTGGTCGACGTGCGCAAATGTCCAAACACCAATTCTGGAATCCATACATCATACGTAGGGTGTTTTTCAATGTCTATCCCGTTGCCATTGTTCATCATCGTAATGGTATCGTCCGCAATTTCAATATCAATTGTATTCACCAAGTGTACATCCGCATTGGTTTCTTTTTGTTGTAACATTCGTACCACGTGGTCGCGACAATTTACAATACCTTCGTCAAATAATTTGAATAAGCCGGGGTTATAATCCATCGTTTTAGATATAATTTTACCGTCTTCCAACACGTACATTGGACCGTGTATGTTTTCAATAGATCCAATGTACGTATCCGGATTGTCCAAAATATGCTCTTTGTCGGTCTTTTTCTGATATTGAGTAGCAAGAGACATTACTATACTAACACCGATTAATTATAAATCAATTTTTATAATACTATATATAATGGATGTTTCGTTTGAACGTGAAATATCAGGAAATATAAAACCGTACTGGGGATTTTATAAAAGTTCGAACCAAATCATTGGCTATAAAGAAGAAACAACCATATCGTTTAATACCATTACAGAGGT